CATCAAGCAATGTTATTCCGCACAATGGTGGCGCAGCACAAACAGATATTACTGCTGCAAACAATGGAAGATTTAGCACTATAGTGTATGATGGTACCAACTGGTATATAATGGCAACAAACGCATAATTAAATTTACGAAGGAAAACAAATGAAGGAATTCTTTTTCTTGGCTGGAATGCAACGTTCTGGCGCAACTATTATTAGTCAAATATTAAATCAGAATCCAGACATCTGGGTATCGCCGGCAAGTCCATTGTTTAGAATGATGGTCACGCAATCACAAAGCCATAATGAATTAGAAAATATAGATTACAATAGAAGTGCTGCAATAGACGATGTAATTGCAACTATACCGCATGCGTTTTACCAAGACAAGCCAGCCAAGTACATTGTTGATAAGAATCTTAATTGGCCAAGCCCAACAGGTGTAGAAGTTATAACTAAATATATTACTAAGAATGTTAAAATAATATGTCCAGTAAGAAATGTGTTAGATGTTTTAACTTCTTTTGACACAATTATTAATGCTCACCCTGATTCTAAAAAAAACCAAATGGATGAGCAAGTATTGGCTACAACATTTGCAGATAAACCATTAGCAGATAGAAGAGCTGAATTCTTAATGAGACATGATAAAGATGTTTCTTTAAGTTTAAATTTTATGAAGAATGCTTTAGTTCCAGAATATAGGCACTTATTCCACTTTGTTGACTACGATAATTTTGTAACTGACCCAGAGAAAGAGATTAATAAAATATATGAGTATTTGGCAATTGAGAAATACAATCATGAATTTGAAAACATTACTGACAGCTCAGGCATCTCGAGAGAATCTCTTACAGGCATCAAGGATTTACACACGATTCGCCCCACAGTACAAAAAATCTCCCGTAGACCAGAAGACGTGTTCTTGCCAGAAACAATAAGACGTTATTCAGGACTAGAGTTCTGGAGAAACATCTAATGCAGTTAACTGATTTAGTTAATGAATATAATTTCCGCAAGTGTCGTGGTCCAGAGGACGCAACACCAGCAGAATTAGCAGAGGCATTTGCTTTTTTTTGTGAGAACTACGCATTCATTAAACATCCTAACCAAGGACGTATTCCTTTTGTTTTAAGGGACGCGCAAAAAGAAACTGTTGAAGCATGGCTAGGTGAAAGATATACTATAGTTCTTAAAGCACGTCAGATTGGATTCTCCACCCTGGCTGCAGCTTATGCCTTCTGGATTACCTTCTTTTGGCCAGACAGATTCGTAGTTATGCTTTCAAAGACTGAACGTGAAGCTACAAAGCTTTTACAAAAGGCTAAGTATATTTATAAATTTATACCTGACTGGATGAGATTGTCTGGTCCTGAATTATTACAAAATAACGTTTTAAAGATGTCTTTTAATAATGATTCCGTAATTGAGTCAATGCCATCTGCTAACGAGCCTGCTAGAGGTGAATCGGTATACTTGGCTATAATCGACGAGATGGCGTTTTTGCCCAATCCTGAGGAAGCCTGGGCATCAATAGAGCCAATTGCAGACGTAGGTGGTCGTGTAATCTGTCTGTCTACTGCCAAGGGTGAAGGCAATATATTCTTTCAATTATGGCAAGGGTCACAAAATAATACTAATAGATTTAAAGGCATATTCTTTCCATGGTCGGCATCTGGTCGTGACCAAGCCTGGTATGACGCGCAAGCTGCAGAACTACCACCATGGCAGTTGCACCAGGAATACCCGTCAAATCCTGAAGAAGCCTTTATTCGTTCTGGCAGACCAGTATTTGACATTGACGCTTTAAATAGATTTGAAACATCAATTCCTAAAAAGGGTCATAATAAAAAACTTTCAGACATGAGAAACTCATACATGTTTGACCAAGATGGTGGACCGTTATCTGTTTGGCAGCTTCCACAGGCTGGAGCCAGATACGTGATTGGTGCTGACGTTGCTGAAGGATTGGCTAGAGGCGACTACTCTACTGCTCATGTTATTGATGCTAAGTCCGGTGTTGTGGTAGCCCACTGGCATGGACACGTTGACCCTGACAGGTTTGGTGAAGAAGTCCTTTATGCCCTTGGATTCTTTTACAATGAGGCATTGGTTGGTGTTGAGTCCAATAACCACGGTTTAACAACTCTAACTGCTTTAAATAAATCTAATTATCATAATCTTTATAGACAGCGCAGACTAAACCAAAGACACGCAGAAGCCACAGAAACATTGGGTTGGCGCACAACAACATTGACAAAGCCACTGGCAGTAGATGAACTAAACGCTAATATTAGAGACGGCGTCCTAGATATACGCTGTGAATACACCATTGCTGAACTTAAAACCTTTGTTCGAGACGACAATGGCTCAACCCATGGTTCCCCACACGACGACAGAGTTATGAGCCTAGCCATTGCCAACCAGATGCTCAAGTATGCCTGGCTGCCAGAATACAGCCCTAAGTCTGATGCTCCATGGGGTACTCTAAACTTCTTTGCCGCCAAAGTCCAAAAGCCTGCTCCCAAAAAAGAAAGATATACGATAGGCGAGTTTAACTGGTATAATGATTCAATGTAAAGAAAATTTCTATTAATAGGGACTTATATGCAATGCACTAACTGTTCGAAAGAATTAAAATCAGAAAATGACTTAAAGCGTGAGATTTGCTTTGCATGTCACGTCAAAGGCATTAGATTTGGCTTTGTGGGTGTTGAATATGGGCAATCTTCGTGGAATAATTCCACCATTAAGGAAACACAAGATATGTATGCAAAGATGCCAAATGTTGAAAAAATTAGCACAAGGAAAGAGCTAATCTAATGGAATGGCTAGTGCCGGTAGTGGTTGCTGTTATTGGTGGACCACTAGTTGTTGTAGTCCAAAGCCTTAGAAAAGAAAACACTAGCCAGCATGCTGAAGCTAGAGAACTATTAAAGATGGTTGCTGGTAAGGTAGATAAGGTTGATGACAAATTAGATAATCATATTTCGTGGCACATGGCAAAAACAAGAAGAAAGAAAATTGATGAAAAAGAATAAAACTAAACCAAAATTTGGTATAATGATTGCTATTACTGAAAGCCCAGTAGGCGCGGCTTATAAAAAAGCTGAAAAGAAATTAAAGGGCAAAAACAAATAATGCCAAAGCATGTTCTATACACAATGTATGGTCCGTTATATCGTTGTATTGAATGTGCGGCCTTCACAAGTTCTGAAGAACATGAGTGTGAAACTCAGTCCTTTGTTTATACAGAAGAAGAATTCCAAGCAATAAAAGCAGCTGAAGAAGCTAAGATTAACAAAAACTAAAAAGAAAGCAAAAGGTAAATAATGTTATTACAAAGACAAAAGACTTATTCATATGATGGTTCAGGTGGCGCATATAACTTTCCAGCTGACTGGTTCCCAACCGGCTGTGCTGGTTATGACACAATAGCAGTAACCATTGTGGCACCTGCTGGCTTTATTGGAAAAATTTCATTCTACGGTGGTGCAGGAGCTAACGAGGAATCACCAGCTCTTTGGTCACTTAATGACGCAGAAGATGCTTCATTGGTGTCTCAAGTAGAAACTGTAACTGGTGCAACCCCATCAGCATTTAATAAAAACTTTAGAGGTAGCATTGCTGGATTAGCAGAGTTTGGCGTGTATTTTGCAGACCCATCAACTTTTGTTTCTGTAGTAGGTACAGTTACAGTTTACCTCGGTTTCTACGCAAGCGCTAAATAATGCCAGGTAATCCAAAATATCCAGCACTTCCTTCAACAACAACTAAGAATTATACTTCTAGAAAGAAGAAGAAAAATGGCGGCAAAAAAAAGTAAACCAGTTTGGGAAAAGGCGCGTCCTAAGTCATTAGGTAAACCTAAGAAACTTACTCCAGCACAAAAGGCATCAGCTAAAGCTGCAGCTAAAAAAGCAGGACGTCCTTATCCAAATCTTGTAGACAACATGAGAGCTGCTAAAGGTAAGTAGTGGCTAAAAAACTTACCGTTGCACAAAAATATAGTCAACTAAAAAAGCATACTGAAAATGCTGGTATGAAAGTAATGGAGAAAGACGGCAAGATTGTCGTATCTCGTAGAAAGAAAAAATAATGGCTAAGACTCCTGCATGGCAAAGAAAAGAAGGAAAGAATCCTAAAGGTGGATTAAATGCTAAAGGTCGCGCATCTGCAAAAGCTGAAGGCATGAATCTTAAGCCGCCAGTATCTGCCAAGCAAGCAAAGAAGTCACCAAAGGCCGCAGCAAGAAGAAAATCCTTCTGTGCTAGAATGGGTGGCATGCCTGGACCAATGAAGGATGCAAAAGGAAGACCAACCCGCAAAGCGTTGGCACTAAAGAAGTGGGATTGTTAATATGGCACGCGAATCAAATTATAATAAATTATCAAGCTATAGAAAAAATATAGATTACTCCAGCAGATGGCGCGAAGGTGAAAACTATGACCAACTCTGGCAAAGGCTTATTAACCTTTATCGCGGTAAACAATATCGTGGCTATTCAACTAGCGATAGACTTCTTGTAAACATTTCTTTCTCAACTATTAATACATTAGCTCCTGCTGTTTCTATTGGTCGTCCAAAGATTAATGTTAATCCACGTAGACCAGAAGATGCAGATAAAGCTATTTTAACTGAATCTATTATTAACTATTGGTGGCAGCATTATGGTTGTCAGCCAGAGTTTCAGCGCTCAGTAAAAGACTATTTGATTATTGGTCATGGTTGGGTTAAAACTGGTTATAGATTTATTGAAGAAGCAAAGCTTGATGACATTGAATATTCAGCAGATGAAGCTGCCGGCCCAGAGACAACTGATGATGTTGAATCTGAAACAATCATCAGAGAAGATAGACCATTCTTAGAGCGCGTTGACCCATTTGAAATGTTTGTTGACCCAGATGCTACTTGCATGAGTGACATGCGCTGGATTGCGCAACGTACTCGTCGTCCTTTAAGGGATGCAAAGATTGATAAGCGTTATGATGCCGCCGCAAGAAAAGAACTAAGTCCATCATCTTATCAAAAATATGGAAATGTTAATAATGGAAACATGTCAACACAAAATGCAGCTGGTTCTAATCCAGATGAAGCATATTGCGACATCTATGAATATTATAATATTGATACTGGTGAGATGTGTGTATTTTCTAGCTCAGGTGGAGACAAGTTCTTAATTAAACCAATTAAGATGCCATATGTGTTTGGTCATCCATTCTTTATGTTGCGCAACTATGAGATTCCTGGATTCTTTTATCCAATGGGAGAACTCGAAGCAATTGAACCACTGCAGTACGAATTAAACGAAACTCGTACACAAATGATGTTGCACAGAAAGCGTTACAGCCGCAAGTGGTTGTTCCAGGAATCAGCATTTGATGATGATGGTCGTCAGGCTTTAGCATCAGATGAAGATAACGTTATCGTTCCAGTTAAGACTGGTGAGAACTTAAATAACGTTGTTGTTCCAATGCCGGCTTTAATTAACCCACCTGAATTTTATAATCAGTCAACTTTAATTCAAAATGATATTGACCGTGTGTCTGGTGTGTCCGAATACCAGCGTGGTTCTATTCCAGAGACTACTCGTACCGCCCGCGAAGCATCAATCATTGCTGAAGCTGGTAACGCTAGAGTATCTGAAAAGCTTGTACAAATAGAAAATGCTATAGCACAATGTGCTTCTAATCTTATAATGCTAGCTCAACAGTTTTTAACTGGAGAACAGACTGTAAGAATAATTGGCACTGAATCTGCTCCAGTTTGGCTAACATTCGACAAAGATTATATATCTGGTGAGTTTGACTTTAATGTTGAAGCAGGTTCTACAGCTCCACGTAATGAAGCTTTCCGTAGAGATATGGCACTCCAGATAGTTTCAGCAATGCAACCATTTGCCCAAGCTGGACTTGTAAACTTGTCAAAGTTGGCAGAATATGTATTGTCGCAAGGATTTGGAGTAAAAGACCCAGGTTCATTCCTGCAACAAGCTCCACAACCGCAAGGACCAGAAGGTATGCCAATGTCACCTGACCAAGCTGCTTTAGAAGGACAGGGTTTGCCACCAGGTATGGCCCCAGACCAAATGGCAGCAATGGAAGCAGAACAAGGTGGCATGGAGGGTTTACCTCCTGAATTAATGGCTGCTTTAATGGGTGGACAGGGTGGTCCGCCACAAGCTGGACCAGCACAAGGTGGAATAGAAGGATTACCACCAGAAATATTGGCCGCATTATTAGGTGGACAAGGTTTACCACCTGAAGCTGCTGCACCACCAACACAAGAATTGCCACCTGAATTAGCTGGTTTGCCACCTGAACTGCTACAAGCATTATTGGGTGGACAATAAAAGATAGGTAAAGAAAATATCTATAGTGTAGGCTTAATGCTTATATTAGGAATAACCAACGAAGGATAGGACTCCATCAATGACAGATAATAATAATATTGCTAACCCTGAAAACGTAGTTGACCCCGCCGCAAACGGACAAGTTGATGAAGTGACAGAGGTCGTAGCAGAAACTCCAGAACAAGAATTAGATTTATTCGACTATACAGAGATTGCTGACAAGGTCATCAAACTCCAAGTAGATGGCGAAGAAGTAGTAATTCCAGTAAAGGAGGCTCTAGCTGGGTATCAGCGTCAAGCGGATTATACTCGTAAGACACAGGAACTCAGCGAACAAAGAAAACAAGTTCAGTACGCTAGTGCATTAGCAGAAGCTCTGCAAAATGACCCAGCTGCTACCTTGCAGTTGCTGCAACAGCAATACGGTGTAGCCACTCAACCTCAAGAGGATGAATGGATGGACCCAGCTGAACAGCAACTTCGACAGTTAGAGCAACGAATTCAGGCTTTCGAGCAATCTAAAGCTATGGATGAGTTAGCTAAAACTATTGATTCTTTGCAAAGCAAATATGGTGACGACTTTAACGCTGATGAAATCGTAGCCAAAGCTCTAGCAACAGGTTCGACTGATTTAGAGGCAGTCTTTAAACAGATTACCTTTGATAAAGTTTATTCTAAAGCCTCCGAGGCAGAGAAGAAACTAGCACAAGAACAATCTAGAGTTGAGGCAAAACGTTCAGCATCAGTGGTTTCTGGTGGCTCTGCCAACAAAAATTCAGCCGCACCAAAAGCTGCTAAACCAACGTCAGTCTTTGAGGCCTTTGAACAGGCTAAGAAGACGTTAAATTATTAACCAAACAACAACAAACAGGAGATATTAACATGGCCGGTAATCCCGACTTTAATTCACTGTTATCAACTACGTTGCAAAACTACCAGCCAACGCTGGTTGATAACATTTTCAAGGACCTTGTCCTTCTTAACCACCTTAATGAGCGCGGACGTGTCCGTGTTGAAGAAGGCGGCACCCAAATCATAGAACCATTGATGTACGCAGTAAACGATACTGTTTCGACATACCAGGGCTACGATGCAATTGACCTTACCCCACAGGAAGGCATCACTGCTGCTGAGTACGACTGGAAGCAGATGGCTGCTTCTATCGCAATCAGCGGTATTGAAGAAGCAAAGAACCGTGGCACCGAGGCAATCATCAAACTGTTGAATGCTAAAATCATGCAAGCTGAAATGTCGCTTAAGACAACTCTTAACGAGCAGCTTTATGGTTCAGCATCAGCTGGAAGCGACTTCAATGGTCTTGGTAACATAGTTGCTACCCAGAACAACGTAGTCGGTGGCATTGATGCTAACACTAACGTATCACCAGATGGAACCAAGTGGTGGAACCCAACACAGGGAACCACGATGGGTGCAACACTTGCACTTCATAACATGGCTGACGTATACAACCGTGCTTCAAAGGGCTCTGATGTTCCTGACCTTATCATCACGAACACCAGCTTGTTCGAGAAGTATGAGTCACTGTTGACTAACCAAGTTCGTTACCAGGACGTTGCTAAGGCAAATGCTGGTTTCCAAAACTTGATGTTCAAGCAGACACCAATTGTGTTTGACCTTGAATTGGCAGTTGACACATCCGATGCGCCGATGTACTTCCTTAATACGAAGTACCTCAAGCTCACCGGCTTGAATGGTTACTGGTTCACCACCACAGACTTCATGAACGGCACTGTAGCTGGCGTTGACGCCCGTTACGCCCTCGTGTTGGCCTATGGTCAGTTGACCTGCAGCAACCGTCAACGTCAGGGTTACTTGACAGCAGACGCTAGCTACGCGTAATAGCTAAAGATGTAGTTGGTGCTGGGAGTTTAAAGGTTGTCATCCTTCGGGCAACTCTCCCAGTGCCAGCTATTTATAAAAACAAAAAACAAATTCTAATTAATAAAAACATTAGTTAGGTATCTGCCGAAAGGCAAGGAGACATACAACTATGGCAACAAATAATAAATTCATCGTAGAACGCACAAACGTTCTCGCAGCTGACGTAACGGTCGGCGTTTCATACGCAGCACTTGATTCAGGTGACTTTGGTTTCTATGGCAAAGCTGGAGAAACATACGAGTTTGATGCTCGTATTGCTTACTCGGCAGCCGCAGCAACTGACGGAGCAGCCTTTTCAATTACTGCATCTGCAACCCCAACAGCAATTGCATTCATTTCAGAATACAATACTGATGCAACAACAGTTGTTCGCACAGCTGCTGTAGCAATTGACACTCCAGACCATGGTTCAGCTTCGGTTGCACTTGCAACTGGTTTGAACCAAGCATTTATTCATGGTGTAATCACACCATCAGCAGATGGCTTCATTGGAGTTAGCGGCATCGCAGAAAACGCAAGCACCATTATAGCAAAGGGTGGAATCTCCACCATGAACTGGAAGCGCATTTTTGTTGGCGACAACGATTAATCTAGCTACCTAGGACACGTGCCAGCAGGGGGTAACCTCTGCTGGCATGTTCTACAATTAAGATACTTTTAACGAAGGAGACAAATATGAATAAAGAATTCCAAAGCCAAAGCCAGGGATTAGCTGGCACACAACCATATGGATATGTAGAAGGAGCTCGCCATGTGGGTAACGGTCGTTTAGCTTATCACGGCTCGGGTGTAGAGATTGCTCCACCATCAGGTATTGCTTACGGTGGCGTACATTATAAGCGTGGTTTATGCCAAGCAATGAATAAAAAAGAAGAAGAATGCAAGGCACCAAAAGCAAAAGGCACAGACTATTGCATTGGTCATTTGAACGCACTAAACAAACTTGGTGAAAAAGAAGAAAATAATAAAGAGACTTCTCCAGAATAGGAAGTAAAAAATGGCTATAAACTTTTCTAATGCTAACCTTACGCTTGCGCAAATGCGCACGTTTGTTGGCGAACTTTCTGACTTAGATATTGGCTTTGATGAAAATGACGATATCTCAACAGACCTTGTTAATGGTTTTATTAAAGAAGGTTTTCAAAAAGTTGTAGCCTTAAGTAATCGTTGGCCGTATTACCAAACAACTTATACTTTTACAACTACTGCAAATCAAAGAGCATATGCAACATTTGCTCAATTTCAACCATCATCAGGAACACCAAAAGCAATTACTGATATATCACAAATAACTGCAGTTGTTAATAATGGTCCATCAGCTGGTAACAATGGTCAAGGCAATGCCTTAATATATCAAGACCAAGCAAAGTGTGAATCAATTTGGGTTGGTAGTCAAGACCAAGCAGATATTCCAGCATACTTTTCTATATGGGCTGACCAGTTAAATCTTTGGCCAAAACCTAATGATGTTTATGCTATTACTCTCAGAGGTTTTCGCAACCCATCCTTAGAATGGATGCAAGATGAAAACGACCCAATTGATATTTCGCCACAATTGCAATTGCCACTAGTTAACTATGTTATGGCTCGCATCTTCCAATTCCAGGAAGACCCAGAGATGGCCAATGAATATATGCGTAGCTTTGAAAGAGGCATCGCAATTATTCAAGGAAACCTTACCGCTCCATCAAGCAACCGTCAACTTATTATGTCTGGTGGATTGCAACTTAGCCAGTATGACTGGTGGTGGTCGGATGCTTCAAATATGCGCGTATTGCCAGGTAGTCCAAACCCACTTGGAGTAGCATTCTAAATGGCCCAAATTCTTTTTGACCAAGTTAGAGATTTTACTGGTGGCTTAAACTTTCGTGCTGACCAATTTCAGCTAGCAAAGAATGAATCACCATTTATTCTCAATCTTGATGTAGACCCACGCGGTGGCGTATTTAGCCGCGCTGGCTACAAAAAGAAACACACTACACAAGTTAGTGGTAACTGGAATCCAAAAGGATTATTTAACTACAAAGATAATTCAACACCAAGAATAATATTAAACACAGGAAAAGAAAATGCAACAGATGGTAAAGTTTATCAATCATCTGGTTCTAATTTTTCTACTATAGAATATTCTGCTGGAAACGACCTTGCAGTAAAGTCAACTAATGGTGCAAGCGTTACACAATGGCTTGATGTAATTTACATTGCTCTTGGCAAAGATGCAACACAAATGTATAAATGGGATAATGCCAATACATACGCAACAGCCTTACTAGCATCTGGTCCAACATGGCAGCCATATCAAAACCCAGTTGGTGGTTATATGCCACGCGCAGAACTTGTAAGAGCGCATGCCAATAAACTATTTGTAGCTAATACAAAAGAATTAAATGATGATGCTACACCAACTCTAGTTGACCATCCTAATAGAATTCGTTGGTCACATGAAAATTCACCAGAGAATTGGTTTCAGGATGACTATATTGACATTGTTGCTGGTGGTGAAGGCATTCGTGGACTTGCAATAGTTGATGGACAGTTATTAATATTTAAACCTAAAGCAGTTTATTTGTTAATGGGTTATGATGTTGATTCATTTCAGCTTGTAGAGCTTTCTACAACTGTAGGAATTCAATACCCACAACATGTAGTTGAAGGTGCTGGTGGAGCATACTTCTTTGATTACCCAGCAGGATTGTTATTTTATAATCGTAATGGAATTCAAGATTTGTTTAGCCGCTTAAAACCAGTTATTGATACCAATAGAATAAATGCTAATAGACTATTTGATTTAACTTTGTCTTTTGTTAATGATAGATTATGGATGTCAGCTCCTTTTGATATTAGAAATACTGGAAGTGCAGTTGATTATCCTAATATGAATTTTATATTTGACCCATCAATTGGTCAAAGTGGCGCATTCACAATGTACCAATCAGCAGCATGGTCAAACGATGCAACACCAAATTCAATATTTCCATATGGATTATTGTCTGGTTGTGACTGGACAGATGATGATGGTGAAATTTGGCATCTAATGGTTCATCCAGATGAAAACTTTAAGTATGTTATGTATATAGATGAATTTGATTATTCAGACAACATTGTACAAAATCAAACTGATGATATTTTAGAGGGTAATGGACTAGGTGATTTTACTACAAACTATACTACTTCATGGTTTTATGATGACCGTTATGTGCAAGATAAAACATTTGTAAGAAGCTTGTATGTTGTTCGTCCAGTAGATGAAAACACACAAATAACTGTTAATGTTTATCATGATTTTAATACTGAGTTGATAACAACAAGTCATATAATTGACTTAATGCCAGTTGTTACTGGTGGAGTTTTTGGAACTGGAATTTTTGACATTTCTACGTTTGGTGAAAGTGACCTTAGAGAAGGTATTCAAAGAGGTGGTAGACTAAAAAGAGCTAAAGCTACACAACTAGAGTTTGTCGGCCCAACAGGCGCTACGACTGGTACGGTTGGTAGACAATGGGGATTAAATTCAATCGCATACAAATTTAAGAGAAGAAAAGTAAGGAGCCAAAAGTAATGGCAACATTAAGTGGATTAACCGTTTTTGCACCGGGTGACGTAATTAACTCAAGCCCGATGAATCAAAACTTTAACGTAATAAAAACATTTGTTGAAAACTTATCAGCTGGAGCAAACTTTGATGCCGGCGCAATCAACTCAGAAGATATTGCAGGCTCTGCTATAATAGAAGGCAAGATTGCAAATGGAGCTGTAACTACAGGAAAGCTTGGAACAAGTTTAAGTTTAACTAGTCCAAACATTAACAACGCAACTGCAACATCAATTGCCGTAACACTTAATGTCGTTTATCATATTCAAACAAATGCAACGGCTGGTGCATATACCTTAGTATTAGCTGATGATGGCAAGATTGTAGAAATGAACAATGGTTCTGGAACAACATT